ATAACCGCTACATCCACACGCACTTCGGGGAGGGCTGCGTTACCCTGTCGGGCAAGCCCGCGAAGTTCACCATCCCGCATTCCGAGTGGGGTGAGAAGGAGCAGTGGGACTGGCCCTGCCGTGACCCCGAGTTCATGGCCGACCAGAAAAATATGACCGCAGAGGCCGCCAACTCCCGTAAGGCTGGCGCGGGCTTCAACTACAAGTTCATTGACGACTGGGAGGCTGAGGACTCACGCGACAGCGATACCGTCCGCAACGAGATGAAGGACAAGTACGACCAGCTTAGGCAGCTCAATGCGCCCCCCTTCGCCCGCGAGTGGTCCTGCGGGACCCCCTACCATATACAGTCACTCTACAAGCCCATGCTGGAAGAGAAGCACGAGGACGGCACGCACCGCTACTACGTCATCAAGACGCCTGCGCTGACCGACGACAACAAGCCGAACTTTCCGACCATTCCGCGCCTGTCAGTCGCCCAGCTCGCCAAGGAGCGGGCCAACGAGATCAAGCGGCGCGGCACCGACCGCTTCTGGTATCTGCAGTATCAGCTCGACCCGACCCTCACGGGCGAGCAGGCGCTCCAGTGGGAATTCTTCCAGCCCCTGACGCCCGAGCAGCTTACCACGCGCTTCGGCTCGCTCCCCAAGTTTAGGGCCATCTTCTGCGACCCCGCCTGGAAGGGTGATGACAACCACCAGAAGGGCTGTGACGCGGCCATCGGCTGCATCGACATCTATAGCATCGCGGGCCAGCTCGACTGTGTGTTACTCGACCTGACTGTCTCGAACGACATGGAGTCCGACGAGGGGGCCGACGAAATACTGCGCATGATGCGGGTGTGGCACACCCATTTCTACTGTGTCGAGCAGCAGGGCGACAAGTCGATGGTCGGCATCATCAAGCGCATCTGGAAGTCCACGCCCCGGGATTCCCGACCCGTCAACCCGCCCCGCTTCATCGACGCGAAGGTCTGGAACAAGCGCTCCAAGAACGACCGTATCAGCACACTGGCCGGACAGGCAAAGACGGGACACTGGTACTATCTCACTAACATTAGAGAGGAGCATCTCAGTGTGCTGCGTACAACCGTCAATGAATATCCCGCCAGTGTCAAGCGCGACACACTCGACATGATGGCGCAGGCGCACGCCGAGGAGGTCATCTCCAGGTGGATTCCCGTGGCCATACCGGTCCGAGAGCCCACCTTCGAGCGAGAACCGCTCACTTACGCATCACGTTACACGGGGCTCCCCGCAATCATGGTTCATTAGTGAATGGTCACTCTAACGTACTACGGCCAGCGGACGCCGACGAGGACCGCAGAAGGAGAAGACAATGAGAGCGTTTGACAAGACACTGGATACGTGGCTTTACGAGGCGGTTCTGGTGAACGCCAGCGTAAGGAAGGCCCTTGGACCCAAACTGTCCGGGGCTACTCAGTCTACGGTTACTACCGCCCGGTCCAATCCCATGCGGGGCACCCTGCTCTGGGATGAGGCCATGTATGTGATTACGGGAGTCACCGTGGCCGGTGGAGCGACGGGTGGTTCCTACACAATTACCCTTGAAACCGATGCGGTGATGGGCTACACGGCCCTTCCCATCGCCTCGGTGATTCTGGGTCCCAACCACGTCAATGGCGCGGCCATCATCATGGACAACGTGCACAAGTGTCCGGGCTCGCCACTTCCTACGCACGTTCAGATTACGCAGGGCTCCACGGGCCTCTGCCACTTCACCATCAACGCGGTTGCCAAGCAGTATCGGGGCGTGTTGGGCACCCCCGGTAACCGTACCAGCGAGCGGGTGCTTCAGGGCTCCATGCTGGGCGACCCGACCCCCGCGACTCCATCCACCATCACTACGGACACCACCTTCTACATTGGCACCACAGACACCGACATCGGGATGGGCAGGATGCGACTGTGGGACAATGCCTTCTTCTGGGCCATTGGGAATAGCGCCGTCACGGGCACCTGGGACGTTGACATTGTCGGAAGTGTTGGCGGGGCAAGTTGCACGCTGGCCGCCACTGGAACGGGTGGAACCATCACGGCCCTGTGGGACAAGAAGCCCCTGGTTAACAAGTTCTATGGCTGCATGGCTAACCCCACGCAGGTCATCGTGACTGAGGTGTCTGCCGGAACCATCGCGGGCCTCGAAGTGGTGGGCATTGCCAAGGGCGGACGCGGCTCGATGGCCAAGAGTTAGGGGGGACCATGGCTACTCAATGGCAGGGTCAAATAACGGGCATCACAAGGGTTGGTGCGGGCTATACCGGGGGAGTCGTAGGTAACCTCACCAACACCTTCAGCAACAGCCTTTTCGGCCCAAAGGCCAACGCGGCCATGTGGGATGGGGCTGTCTTTGGAGCTTCTGTCACCACATATAATGGCGCTACTTTCCACGTCTATGTTGTCGGCGATGTTGGGGGTGTTCAGATCCCCATCGCTGGCCTCATAATTGCCTCCACAACCTCAACCACCATCCCGCTTGTCAACGAGAGGACGATTGGTGTCGTTTCCGGGAGCACAACTTATACTGCGGGCATTCCAACGCCCACGGCTGTTGTTTTCGGAAATTCCGGCATCGTCGGGAAATCCTACTCCGCGATTGTATACGGGATGCTCTACAGGAACGCCTAATGGATACCAACATGGAGAAGCGGCGCAAGAAGATGGATGGTCCCAAACCCGGCACCAAGGCATTCGGAGAGCGGGCGAGAATCAGGCGGGACAAGCTCATGGAGCAAGAGGGCAGGGGCGACCTCCGCATCAAGACTGCCCGAAAGCGGGCCAAGGGCTGGCGTGACCGCACTAACCGTTACCTCAAGGGTGATTGATGGACGCCAGCATGAGCAAGCGGCGGAAGCGCGGGAAGGTCCACAAGGTCATGCACGAGTTTGGAGAGGGTAAGCTCCACTCGGGCTCGAAGCATGGCCCCGAGGTAACCAACCCCAAGCAGGCCATTGCGATTGCCATGAGCGAGGCGGGCATGTCGAAGAAAACTGCTTCAAAGCGGAGGCGACGTGGCCGTAAATAGGCGTCAGAAGTCTCACTCTGGGCCATCTGGGGCGTTCCCAGCGACTGCACCCAATCCCGTCATAAATATCGCGGATTACCGCAGTCGCCGGGACGCCCTGGAACCCAATCGCAAGGTGGGTGTCTTTCTGGCCTGTCCCACGGCCTCAGGCAAGGTTAATTTCACTATTGCCATGCAGTATGCCAAGGCCATGGCGTTCAACGGAGTGTCCGAGTGCCCCTTCCACTTCACGATCCATGCGGAGGTGCAGAAGCGGCCCGTGGATTACGCCCGCAACCTCATCGTAAAGCAGTTCATGCACGACTCGGATGACGACTGGCTCGTCATGATCGATGAGGACCAGATATTGCCCGAGAACTGGTGGAACCTGTGCGCCGTGAAGGATGCGGACGTTGTGGGCGCCCTCACCCCGGTCTGGGTGGCCAACATGGACCCCGAGACGATGCTGCGGGTGAACAACTACGGGGTGAACGAGAAGCAGCAGTGTTTCAACCTGCCCATTCCAGACGACAGCGTTGTGCAGCCCTATCGTGTCCCCATTGTCGGCACGGGCCTCATTGCGATTCGGCGGCGCGTATTCGCCCCCAAGCCTCACGGTGTGGGCGATACCCCCTTCTACTTCACCTTCATGGACGACCGCAAGGTGCGGGGTGGTGAGGACGTGAACTTCTCGGTCGAGTGCAATCGGGCGGGCTTCACCCTGGCCGTCCATCCTGGCGTTCGTTCCGACCACATGAAAGAGTTGCCGCTCTGGCAGGTTGAGGCGTACTACAGAGCCCGCCGAGATGCCGAGAAGTCGGGCCGGGAGATAACGCCCTCACAGAGGATTTCCATTGGCTAACCTCGGATTCCGCAAGCGTGACATGGCCACAAGCGACTTCATCAATGACTGCGTAGAGCAGGCCAACGAAGTCCGCTCGCCCCTTGAGCCGCAGTGGTACGAGAACTGGTCCAACTATCGGGTCGAGTCGTCCTACGGCAACAACATGCCCAACAAGCAGTATCCACTCGGCATGGGTGGGGCCAGCCGCTTCCAGCTCTCCCCCGTCAATTTCCTCAAGACGCCTGAGTCGCATCAGGGCGTGAACACGCTGAGGGCATTACTGCTTGGCGGCCTGTTCGGCACTCGTGATTACGTGCAGGCGGACCCGGTGGGCGGTGAGGACATCGAAAAGGCCACCAGGGTGAGCAAGCTCATCATGTATGGCCTTGAGCGCCCCGGCAACTTCCGCACCAACTGGGAAGTGCTGGGAGACTCCCTGATATTCGGGCTGGGCTCCTATACGGCCCGCTGGAAGTCGGAGACGCGCCTGGTGCCCCGCCGCCTGCCGGTGCCCGACCCGGCCATGCAGGGCGAATTTCTGCGGAATCCCGAGACTGGGGCCATCATGACGGTTCTGCAGAACGTCATGGCACCCGTCTATGACGATGTGACCCTGGAGACGGACGACCTATTCGACACCTGGTTCGACCCCTCGGCCAACCGCTATCAGGACATGAAGTGGAAGATCAAGCGGTTTCGCATACGCGACGAGGAACTCGAAGAGCTTGCCAAGGACCCCAACTGGGATGCGGAAGGTATACGCCGCGTGTTGTCTGAGGACCCCACGGGCTCACGGGCCAGCGGACCCGACATGGAGACTCACCCGAAATTACTCACCGAGAATCTCACCCTTGAGGACATCAAGGATGTAAAGGACTTCGGCTACTACGGCGGCTGGCTGTTCGAGGGTCAGATCCCAAGCGATGTGGCCGACAAGATCGGCAAGATAGACCCCATGGGTAGCGTGGTCATCCGCATGATCAATGGGGTGTGTGTGCAGGCCATTCAGTCGCCCCAGCGCAATGGAAACATCCAGGGCGGCAGTATCACCATCCTGCCCACGGGCCGTGGCGTCTATGGCATTTCCCCGCTGACCATCGTGCGCTACCTGCAGGACGTGAGCGACACCCAGCTTATCCTGACGGTACAGGCCCTCATCGAGTCGGTCTATCAGAACTACGTGATTGGAGGCGACCAGGGGCCGAACTTCGCCCGCGACCTGGAGACCCGGCGGCCCCGCGAGGTATTCACGCTTCAGGGCGATATCGAGCAGCTTCAGCCGCTCCCCAAGGACTATACGGGCGTTCAGATTGCCGTGGGGGCGCTCAACGTCATCAGCCAGTCCATCCGCAATGCCATGAACGCGAGAGACCCGGTGCAGGGCATCATGCGGCAGACGGGTGAGCAGACCGCAACTGAATCGCAGCTTGTTGCATCGTCCGCCCTCCAGAACACCGACCAGCTTGCCGTGCTAATCGAGCGGGACGAGTTGCCCGTCATGGGCTCGCTCATCAACGACCTCTACTACGTTAATCTGGATGACGAGGGCAAGGTGTTCAGGCGAGTGGGCGAGAGTGAGACAACCTCCGTCAATTACTTCGACATTGACTCGGTAACCGACATTAACTTTGTGGGTGCCCGCTCCGTCCTCTCGCGCAATGCCAAGGCGAACCAGTTCCGCGACTTCGCCATGATGCTGTCCAGCAACCCCTTCACGGCGGCCTCGACCGACTGGCACAAGCTGGTGCAGCGCTACGGTGACGAAGCACTCGACCTCAAGGGGCTTGACCAGCTCATGATCAAGGACCCCGAGGAGATTGTGGCCCGTATGCAGTCGATGGGGCTGGCCAACACGGTGGGTACGGCTAACCCCAGGGCAGGAGGCGCTGGGTCTACCGGCGGCGCTCCCGACCGCAAGTTGCGGAGTGTGCCGGGTAACGGGGGCAAGACTGGCGGTATGCCCACCCAGACCTCTGGAGAGTCACAGTGATGGAGAGAATGCGTTCGACTGTCCACAGGGTTAGCGACATGGTGCGGGACATGGTTCCATTCCTGCGCTATCAGATGACCCCGGCTGAGTCGGATCTTTCAATTCATCTGCGAGGCAACGAAGTTCTTTACAAAGCACTAACCGGCTTGCTGCATGACCGTATAGCGGGGCGGGCTAAAGTCCAGGAGCCCAGCGACCCGCTCGTGTGCAAGTCGTTTCTGGCGAGGGACAGAGAACTCCAATGGGTGTTGAACCGCCTGGAGTTTATCTATCGCTCGCCAGTGAACCCACCTGGCGGCGTGGCGGAGCAACCGGGGCGACCTGGGACCGCAGAGGAGTGAACGTGTCCGAGCAGCAGAAAGAAAGCACTACTGTAGACCAGGCGAACGAGGCACTGCAGCGTGTCATGGGAATCGAGCCGGAACCGGAACAATCCGAACCTGCTCCCGTAGCGGTCAAGGAAGCACCAGTGGAGCCCTCGGTAGAAACCACCGAGCCCACCGAGGAAGTCGCCGCACCACAGGAGACCGGAGAGGCCCCTTCCGACGACATCGAATCTCTCAAGACGCGGCTGGGTGAGTACGAAACTCGTATCGCCGAGAAGGAGAAGCAGTTCGAGGAGCGGTGGAAGGCATTCCACGAGCGCTCCACACAGAACGAGCAGATCCTTCGAGACCGCTACCTTCGCAAGTCCTCGACAGCAGATCGCGCGCTCAGGGTACTCAAGGCGACACGGACGGAACAGGGTGTGCCGGAGGCGGAAGTGGACACGGCGATTCGAGAACTGGAATCGACCATGAATCCGCAGTCTGCCAGCTACGCGCCCCCAACTTACCAGGCTCCGTCGTCTTTCCAGGAGGACCAGGCCATCGTCCTGAATGACTTCTTGAACGAGAAGGGCATGACGGGCGATGAGGCCAACCAGTTCGGAGCGTGGGTGCGAACTGAGGGGACAGCCAAGCTGACCCCAATGGAGCAGGCCGTCGCGCAACAGTCCATTGACGGCTTCCTGCGTATCGCGCACGGGCGCTGGCAACAGGACCTGACGGAGGCCAGCAAACAAACCAACAGGACGGATGCTGTGGAAGCTGTGAAGTCGGTGCAGCGAACGCAGCGGCAGGCAGCCAAGGCGGCATCCTCCAGTCCAACCAACTCACCGAAGAAACAGCCGGGTACTACTACCAGGGACATCGACACTAAGAAACTCACGCAGGATGATGTCGCGGAGCTTATGAAGATGGCCGTGGAGCAATACAAGTAATCCCGGCATGGAGTAAATAGTGGCCGTAACGTCTTACGCATCAATGCTTACCACCTCTGCTGGTGGTCCCGAGCAGATCCTTCGCAACTATTGGAAGGAGCAGCTTCTCGGTATTCTCCAGAACAACCTGATTGCCTCCGACCTCATGGAGTCTCAGGTCATCCCGGCCAATGCCGGAGCCGTAATCGAATTCCACCGGATCAACTCGTTCCCCAAGCAGATCCGGGGAGTCACTGAGTATCAGGGCTACCTGACCAACACGGGTATGAAGGGACAGTCCTTCACCATCGACAGTGTGGTCTACAGCCTTGAGCTGCTCACTAACGACCTCCGTCTGACCGAGAAGTCGATCATGACGGCGATCCCCAACCCCGTTCCGACCCTGACCGAGCGGTTCCTTTACAACGTGAAGGACACTCTCGACCAGCGGGCCATCAACGTGATGGTGAACAACACGGGTAACACGCAGTCGGCCACGGCCCCGTCCGTGACTTACTTCGGCGCTTCCGTGTCGGTTGCCAGCGTGTGGGGCGACGGCTCTCAGACCCTCACCGAGG